AGAGTTAGTTTTTGGTTGTCTAATAAGTGTCGTATACGCATCGTTTCTTGCAAGTGACTTGTATGCCGTACGATCCCTATCACATGGTATCCTTTTGAAAGAAGAAGTTCGGCAAGGTAAGAACCATCTTGTCCTGTGATTCCGGTAACTAATGCAACGTTGGACATGATTATACAGTGAGAGCATCGCATAAATCCTTTCGTTCGGCTTCCGTTAAGTCTGGATGGTTTGGCATATAAAACGCACACTCATGAAGCAAGTCTGCGTTTGGAAGGATTCGACCATCATGAAGGTCTTTGAAAAACGGCTGGTGTGCCATGTTTCCGGCAACAAGTGGACGAATCTCAATACCAAGTCTCTGACATTGTCCAATACAATGATCACGAATCTCAGGGGTTCTACACACAACAGGGATTGCAAAAGCCGGTGTATCTTGAGCTGGAAGATACACATCCTTTGAAGAGTCGACACTCTCTCGTATATATGTATAGTTTGCACGACGTATCGAGTTCGCAGAGTCTATATGTTTTAGTTGGTGTTGTCCAAGAACACCTTGAAGTTCCATTGGACGAACGTTGTAGCCTAATGTATAGAATGTGTAAGGTGCAAAAAAATCAGTAACATTCCATTTCTCACGCAATGATGATTGAACGTCTGGAGTTACGTTTCGATCCCATCCATGGGCACGCACCATTCGAATCATCGAATTTAGTTCGGAGTCGTCGGTGACAATCATACCTCCTTCTATAGTCGACATATGATGACCTACAAATGTTGAAAAGGTTGCAGCAACTCCAAAGTTCCCAAGACGAACTCCAGTATTCCTTGCCCCTAAAGACTCACATGTGTCTTCAAGTAGTATGATACTTTTCTCATTACAATACGATTGAATATGGGTAACATCACTTGAAAATCCGAGTAAATGTGTTAGAAATAAACATCGGATTTCAGGTGCGTTCTGTAAGGTTTCAGTAGAAACATTGAGTGTTTTTGAATCAACATCAATCAACACAGGAATACATCCTAGCTGAACAATAGGCATTACATTCGTTGCCCACGTTACTGCAGAAACACCGATTCTATCACCTTTCTGAAGTCTTCCGAGGTTCAACAATGATTGTAAAAGCACTAGGTTTGCAGAGCTTCCACTATTCACCATTGTGCAAAACGTTCGACCTTGCCATCCTGCAAACTGACTTTCAAATCTCAACACCTCTTCTCCCATACTTAACTTTGAAGCCTGTTGTATGAATGAACATAGTGTTGTCTTAGCATCCTCTTCATCTAAAAAGGTGTGTCGCATCAATGGAATCGGCATTATCAAGTATACATGCGTTTGTTAAAACTTCTTCTGAACAAACACCTGAGACTCACGTTGACCCAGAATAATGATTCGCTTATGATAACCATTTATGAAACCATCAATTCCTCGTTTTGTTAAGTCAGGACCACCCCAACCATAATCGTCAAAAATAAGACGTCCTCCAACTTTAAGCTTACGAAATGCTAATACAGCATCTTCGAGAACATAATCGGGTTCATGATTTCCATCAATGTAGATAATATCAAACGAGTTGTCTTCCAGTGTTGGAAGCACTTCATGTGAATACCCTCGTTTGACAATGATGCGATCCTTAAGCGTACAGGCTTCCATATTTTGAGTGAATGCGTTGTAGATTGTCATTTGTTCACCTTTGTATTCGGGATAGTCTACATAGTCTGTCCAGGGGTCAATTGCAATCAGTGTAGAGTCTGGATGTGCTCCGTAGGTTTCAGCTACACTTACCATATTTGCACCATAGAACGCACCCACTTCTGCATACTTGATAGGCTTGGAACTATCTGGGGTTACATATGGAAACCAGTTATTAGCAAGTCTATAGGCAACTCCCTTGAAGTTTGGATTCAGTGTATACATTTATACTCCAAATGGAAGTGTTTCTACATAGTCTACCGCAGATGAGCCAGTTCGAGACACGTGACGATTATGACGGTATCCAAATGATGTGTCATTATACACTTTCATTCCGATAAACAATGCAAGAACATATATCATCATTCCATGAATGTTCGCATCCATCCATCCCTTCTGTAGAATGCCATTGGAAGCTTCTACTGCAGTTAAGTATCTCTGAATCAACGCATTGTTCCAGAATCGAAAGCTTGATATATGGAAGTTATTGTACGGCGCAAGTCCAGAATAAAGATCACCCTTCATAAAATACTTCTTGCGTAGTTCCTTCTTAAGTGTATCTAGTACATGTTCATCATATCCTTCACTGCGGATGAAATCAAGTGTAAAATCGAAGAGAGACTGCTGATCTTGTGAGTCTTCAAAGACTGATCGAAACACATAGTCATGTTTAAGAAGTTGATGCTTAACATATTGCTCTGTTAATATCGGTGCCTGAAAGAAGGAATCGTCGTCTAATCGTATGTAATGTGAATACTGTTTTAACCGAGGATGTTGTTGAACAACACCACTAAAAAACCTACACATCATCAAATAACCATAAGGTCGACGAAGATTTCTATTAACAACGTCTTCCTTGCCTGAAAAATCAACTTGAATAAACTCTGTTGCACCTGGCAATCGAGCCTTTTCAGTATCTTCATAGTCCTCATGGAATACGAAGATATCTGTAGTTGGAAATAGTGAACGAGTGATCTTAAGTGAACCTTCTATCAGTTCTAACCGAGATGCTTGAGTGACATCATCATATATATGGAATGCTTTTGGAGACGCAAGGTAGATGATACAAAAGGACATGTTTATACTTGAAAACTACAACTGTTTTTGGGTTTCCAAACACAGTGGTGGGTTTCCCCTTGTTACTTATTTATTTTAGACTATAAAGTCTCAACGATCACGTTTAGTTGGAGTATGCGAGACCGCCCATACCTGACATAACTCGGAGAACGTTGTAGTTAACTGCATAGACGCGGACTTGAGCAGTGCGGCCAGAGCGGACTGTGTTGACTGAAACAGTGAGCTGAAGGGTTGCCTTGTCGATACGTGAGAAGTTGCAGGTGCCGGATGGCTGGTGCTCCTCTGGCTTGAGTGCGAAGGAGTAGACGTTGATACCAGGCGCTGGGGTGCGGCTGTGGTGTTGGTAAGGTTGAACGCGGTCGAAGTATCGGCCCTCGCGCTCTGTGAATCGGTCCTGGCCGTTGAGCTGGAGCTTGGCAACCTCGACTGGGTTCTTGCCAGAGCACTTGACGCCTGAATCGAGGATAACCTTGGCAAGGAGGTAGTTGGTTGTGGCTGCAAAGACCTCTTCGCCTTGATCGGAACCAGAGTCCAACCATGAGGCACCTCCAAGAGAAGGACCGAAGGCAATACCGAGACCTGGAAGGTAAGGACCAGAAGGACCATCACCAGCAGTTGTGGGGATGGCTTGTTGAGCAGTCTGGTTGCTGGTGTTACCGAGGGAGCCTCGTGCGAGCACATCCATGACGATACCCTCAGTGGTAAAGTCATCTGTGTAGTTGAATGGCTGGCATCCATTGACCTCTGTAATGAAGTTCTGGTTGGGTGTGCAGTCAACGAATGAATCTCGTTGAACAACCCAGACAAGCTCCTTCACTGGGTGGTTGAAGTTGAGCTGGATCTTGTTGGAAGAGGAGGTGATGGACTCAGCACCTGTGAACTGGAGCTGCTCAATCAAATACTCGTGTGTCTGTTGGGCGAATCGTCGTCGCTCCTCAGTGTCCAAGTAGACGTAGTCAATGTAGAGGGAGGCAGCAGTCAAGGACTGGATTGCAGTAGAGACTGCACCTGCACCTGTAAGCTCATAGTAGGTGCAGTTGATCCATTGCTCGAACTCAACATTGATACGGACCTCGTGGTATTGGAGGGCAATCAATGGAATAGCAAGACCTGGGTTTCTGCAGAACCAGAACTGGAGAGGGATGTAGAGGGTCTTGGCAGGTGTTCCGGCACGGGGAGCGCAGGAGTTGGTGAGTTCAGCACCAGCGCAAGAGGCATCCAAGGCATAACCACGTCGGTCCTTGACAAGGACGAGGTCGTGGGTGTTACCGATCATGTCGTCGAGGGCTGCAACGGTACCTGCATCCTGGGAGAGCTGGGTCCAGATTTGGAGCCAGTCGCCATATTGTCGGTCAATGCGCTGACCTCCAATCTCGAGCTCAATGACCTTGAGCAATCGGTGACCGATGTAGTTGAGCCATCGGAATCGGTTCAAGTTGGTGGAACCGGCTGTGAGGTCGACTGCTGGGAGAACAACCTGGACGTATGTGCGATACATCAAGTCGGCGTTACGGTTGATCACCGCTGTGACACGCTTGTTGAAGTCGGCCTGGCCGTTGAAGGTGACTTCAATGGACTCCATGGCGAAGTTTGTATGACGCTTGTAAAGCACCTTCCAGAAGGTAATCTGGGGATTACCAGAGATGTAGATGTCCTGTGCA